CAATTGTTTTGGGTCTGTATTTTTCAACCCATAAAAAATCATTCATAGCCAATCTGGTTGTCTGGATGGGTCACGTAGATAATTAGATGCAACCCAAGGTTTGCTGCTAATGTAATTTTTGTAAGCAGTAAAAGTGTCAATGCTTGTGTCATGTTTATACTCATCAGGCATTGCTCTGGTAAAGGGGGTAGGACATTCGATAGCAGGGAATATGATGTCAGCATACTCTAGAGTAATTTGACACGAATGTATCTTATTATATCTGTGTGTATACTCAGCACATAGAGCAAGACCATGCTTGATCAACCAACGAAAGTTAGACTGTGCCCAGATAGTGCAAGGATGATTACGAAAGGCACCCTTAGCAGTAGCATACCAAGTGCCTGTTTTCTTCTTAGGTAAATGACCATAACCATGCCCCCAACTAGCAGACGCAACAATAGAAAGCATTTGACATGATTCTAGGGGCATCTTGACTACGTGCCTATCTGGTAAGCATTGTGCTGAGGCAACAGGATCTGGATCAGTTACGAAGATGTTCATGAATTGGGTTCGAGAGCAATAAGATACTTAACATTGTCTGCTTCAAAACGAGCAACGTTAGCCTTACTTATAGTTACATCATAACCTTGAGGATAGAGTTTTAGGTTTTCCATCTTAAAACAGTAACAAAACTCATCATTAGTTTCACCAACCACAACTGAGTATGTATTGGATGTATCATTCTTCTTATCAGTTAAGCACAACTCCATCTCACTACCATTACCAGTTAAGCATAAGTCAGGCACACCACAAATAGACCATGCCTTACGAATCTGCTGAAGCACTGGTGCTTCTAACCTAAAAGATACATCCTCTGAAGGAAGATCAACATCCTTATCAGGTGGTTGTACAATGATATCTGGATCAGAATAAAAGAACTTAACTCTAGATCTACTATTTTGATTGCTAATTAAAAGATGACTGCTTGTATCAGTATCAATTTGTGGACTGCCATCAAATAGATTAAAGAGCGATATCAAAGATGGTAGATCATAGATCGCCATATCACGATCAAAAGTTTCTTGCACCTTTGCTTTAGCAAGAATGTTTTTATTTAAACTAAGTGTTTCAATCTGATTACCAGGTTTAATAACAATTGACTTATTAATAGTCGAAAAGTTTTGTAATAGATCAATGGTCTCTTTAGAAATTACTGTCATCTGTCGTAGTCTACTGCGAAGGCGGTTGTGTTGGTTGCTGCTAGATCTTGTGACTTAGAACGTTTATCGTTGAAGTGGCATAGGAGAACTGCATAGTGGATAATCTTAATGATATCCCTTCTTGCTGTACCCTTTCGATCATACCGAGAAGCATACTTAAGGATATTACTCCTACAGAATGCTTCAGCATCTCCAACAGAATCAATGAGATCTAATGTTTGCACCCTACCAGCACTGTAGTGCCCCTGATAGGTGGAACTGATATAATCAGTTACCTCCTTCAGGATTTCAGTTTCACTATACTTCATTATTATCTTGTTTGTCCTCCTCAGTATACTCTGTTTCTTCTCCTGCGTCAACCTTTGTATAAAGATCTAGGAAAGATTCTTTAGTATCATCATCAAACCTAGCAACACAATTAGTGATTGCTTTAAGACGATCCCCAAAAATTTCTTTAGCCTGCACGATGTGAACTAATCTACGAGTGGTTACAACTTCATCAACACCACCATCATAGAATGTCTTACGGATCACACCTGCCCACCTAATTAAGTTATCAGCAAACTCTTGATCACAACCAGCATTAAGTAGGATCTTAGTTTCAGTAACTGGAGTAGGATAATTCTGCTCAAAGGTTATGGGGAATCTTTCTAGAAAGGCTTCGTTGAGCACATTAGTTCCAATAAATCGTCCGTCTTCGGATCCTTTACCTTTAGTGTTAGCAGTTGCGATGATGTTGAATCCGTCTTTTGGTTGGACGTATTCTCCGATTTTTTTAAGGAAGACTCCTTTTCCTTCGAGAATGGATTGGAGACAGAGAATTTTATTAGAGGCAAGGTCGATCTCGTCAAGGAGCAAGATAGCACCTCGTCTGAGTGCTTCGATGACTGGGCCATTGTGCCATACGGTGTTACCATCAACAAGACGGAAACCGCCAATAAGATCGTCTTCATCTGTTTCGATTGTAATGTTTACACGAATAAGTTCTCTACCCAACTGAGCACATGCTTGCTCTACTGATAGAGTCTTACCATTACCAGAGAGTCCAGTAATGAATGTGGGATAGAATAACTTTGACTGAATAACTTTCTTAACATCAGAGAAGTTACCAAAAGGAACATAATTAGGATCCTTTGCTGGTGCAAGATTTTCAATTGCTTTCTTTACTCGTTTAGTAACTTGCTCTTGCACTTCAAGTCTTTCCACAGTACTAAGATTCCACTTACCACGACCAACCTTAGAGAATTGTGGTAACTTATTCATTCTCTTTGTAACACTCTGAGTCTTAACACCAACACTGTCAGCAAAACTCACAACTTGGTCGCTAGTGATATCTCCAGTCTTAAAGAAGGAAATTAGATCATCATCTGTAAATTTTGCTTGAAAAGTCATAGATCTCCTTTGTTTATAGATTAATTATAACACGCTCAAGCCATGAATCAACCATGAGTGGACACTTATTAATGTGTCCACACCCTAGTCAGTTGCCTTACATCATTCACACCATATAATGCCTTGCATCTTTGTATAGCATCTTCTCTCAAATTAGATTCACAAACAAACTCCACTTTAGTAAGTCTATTTGATTGCAGTAATATGTATGCTGACCATTTAGTATTTTGCATCTGGTTCATCAAACAGTATAGTATCTATATATTTCTCTGCAAATTCTCTATCAAACCATTTAGATAATACAGATAAAGTCTTATCATTTTTCTTCTGTGACTTACAATACCAAATCTGATCATCAATTCTTCTCATTACATTAGGCCAGAAATGATCATGTTTAGCATCACGTACAACATCACAAAATATTCTTAGGTACAATGATACTACACAATAATAATTTGCTTTATCAATCTCACTTTTAAGACGCATAAACTTACAATGAGGAGAGAATATCTCTTCACTCCATAATGGTAAAGGTCTCATATGTTTAAACGTAAAACTATTAGCCACTCTTGCTATATCAGGATACACTCTATCTGTTCCATATACAGGTGACACATCCACAATTGCAGCAGTCACTGTTGCTGGAGTCGCAACAATATCACATCCAAAGATAGGAATATTATATCTGGGATCTGGAAATAGAACACAATGAAGCACATCCATACCTTGTGCTTTACCAGTTTCTAGATGTATCTTCCTAAGACCAGTGGACTTCCACATCTCATTAACAATGTGTACTTGTTTATGATTAATCTCAGGATACTCATTATCCATCTTCTCAAAGCCAGGTAGATCTTTCACTACCTGACGAATGAGATCTGATATATCTTCTACTATACTTCTACTCATGCTATTTGCTCAACAAAAGCATTTAGGATAGTTTTATTAGTCATCTTTGATCCCATGTGCTTTTTGAATGCACGATTCAATTCTGCTTTAGTTGCAACTTCACCTTTTTGCTTCACTTCTAAATCCTCAGTGCCATCACCAATAGATTTATTAGGCATAAAGAAATGTTTTGTGAATCCAGTTATACCACTGACTGTAGCATACTTTTCTTTTGACCATGTTGATGATGCTTTCTCAAGTATTGTTTCATCTGCCCAACCAATATGTGTTCTAATATTTCTAACCATTTCAGTTTTACTGCAAAGACGAATACCAATCCAATTATAATTAGTAATCTCTTGGAAGAAAGATACAATTTGTTGTGTAGTCTTAAAAGGATTGTGATCCAATTTGCGAGCATATCCAGTAAGAGGATCTCTTAGAATGAATACCTTTTGTCTCGAATGACACATCTGTCTTGCAATTAGATTCTCATCATTGTAACTTGCTTCACCATAATATCTATTATTAGTTGTAACATACTGGATAGGATTTGCTTCACCATCAGTTAAAGAAACTACATTAACTTTTTGCACTTTCTCAACAGACTTCATTTCACTTACGACTTGACGCATACACATGATAGCTTCTGCTAAAGGGGTGCCACCTAATCCATAATCTTTATGGTAAGAATAATATCCATAGTGAGTCATTGCTTTAGAATGGAGCCATATGTTCTGTAACTGCTTATCCAACTTCTTACTATTCATTTGAGATGAAAAGAATTCAAGTAATTTAAAGCCATCACCAACATACAAACTATCAACCTTCATATAATCATTTTCAAGATTTCCATATCCTCCAAAACTATTCTGAAATGCGAGTACTCGGAAAGGAATGTTTACTTTTTTACAAAACCAAACTAGATTATAAGTTTGCTTTAGAGTATCCATTAAGACTTGACTCATAGATCCAGACCAGTCTAGTAACATAACCAAGCCATGATTCTTGCCATCAGGAACTACATTTATTTTCTTAAAGATATCTTCATTATATCTGTAAGTGTGAAGTTTATTAGTATCAATTACACCAGTTTTAGATACTGCATTTCTTGAATACTGATCTGCAGATTTCTTCATCTCAAACTGTTTCACAAGATAGTTAACAGATTTTTGAGCAGATCTTTTATACTGGTTATATTCTTTAAGATTCTCTTCTTGTCTGTGTGCTTCTATGGTAGAAAAATGATCTTCCATATCTTGAAATATTTTTTTATGTCCAATACGAAAATCATTTAATTTAAGATTAGGTAGATCAAGATAAACCCACTCTTTACCATCATCCGAAATTAATGTTTCTAATGATTCACGAAGTGCTTCTTCAGTTATTGATTTAGTTTCATCATGTGTTACTCCACCAACTCTAGGATTATTAGATTGAAAACTAGGAGTATCTAAATCAGCAGTATCATCTTGTGACTGTGAAGGATTAAGTGGTTTATTTAATTCCTCAAGTAATTCCTCATCTGTCATCTCATCATCACCTTGATCCATCTGCATCTCTTCTATATCCCCCTCAGAACTTCCATCAGCATTTACTTGTGCTTGCTGCTGATCTTTCTGATCTTGCATTTCTTCTGCATACCCATAAATTTCTTTTGCAAGTTGTACAACATCAGCAAAAGTCTTTGTATCAGCAGCACGATCTACATATACTCTCTCCTCATCTGTAAATTCTATAGTACTATTACCTTTATAGTATAGGTTGATACGATCAATAAAGGGAATCAAACTAAGATCCTCTCCTTTAACTCCAAAGAAATCTCTATTCCACAACTCACTATACCCATCAAAGAATGACTTTCTTAGACCTGGATAAGTCTTCTTCATCATTCTTTCAATACGAGCATCTTCTATAACATTCACAAAATCTTTTGGTGCATCAAACCTCTCATCAGGAGTATAGAGTGCATGTCCAACCTCATGTCCAACCAACAAATCATATACAGTATTAGATGCATCCTCCCATACAGGTAGAATCAAAACTCTACTTGACACATCAAAACATGCAGTAGATACATTACGATGCTCAACCTTTAGATTTTCAGTAGCAAGCAGTTTAGCAAGCGTGCCTTTAACTTCCTGATTGATCATACATCTCCGTCTTTGATACACCTAGTATAACAGGTCTGAAGGGCAATGGTCAACTTGGTGGACAGTTTTGTTACTGTCCCAATGCCTTATGACCCCTGCCACAATAAAACAGTTAGTGATGAGATAAGTAAGAAACACAAAAGATCGTATAATGACAATAGAATTGTCATACCTCTTGGTCTTTTCATCAGAGAAACTACCCAGTGCATACTTCCATATCCTCCATAATTTAGTCACGCAATTCTCCTTCTGCTAACTTAGTTGTCTTGAGCAGTAGCTTAGATGCTTTCTTAACATCTTTGCCATATTTATATTTAAACTCTTGTATTAGTCTAGTGCCTTGAGCATCATCACCAACGATAGTAAAGAACCTCCCACTACGGTTACCACCAGCACCAGCACCTGCTGTTACACCACCAGACATAATTGCTGGTGCAGTAAACAAACATAA